AACTGTGTATGTAACAGTTACTGATGTCTCGCCACCTGTTGCTGTATAAGTTGTAAAGTTTGCATTGGGGGCAGAACCTGCGGAGTTGTCAATCCAGACATCGCCTGCAACAGGATAAGCAGGAGTAGTGGTACCGATAAAGGTACGACGACCTACCTGGTTGTCGGTAGTAAATGTTTGACCTGCGCCCGTATTCTGTGCCATTATGCGATTGTTGACCCAAATGCGTGGAATGTAATTGCGCCTGATGTACCTGAGGCAACAGTAATTACGTCAGTAGATGCCAACGTAATTCCAAGAGTAAAAGTAGGTGTGCTATAGGCAGGAATTGTCTGCAGATAGACGAGGGCATTTGATGTAGCGGCGGAAGCAGCAGCAACGCGTACATAGATAGTTGCGGTAGCAGCTGATGCTGTGGTGTTACAAGCGGCTATAGTTGAAACCACTGTGGCAGCCGACGCTGTGTAGAGGTTAGTGTTAGAGCCTGCAGGAACTGCTTGGCCCAATGTTAAATACGAGGTTGCCATGGAACTCCTTAAAGGTGGTACTGAAATTATGCCCTATAACTAGGGCGTTGTAGGGGTAAAGCTTCTACACTTTAAACGTAAGCACCTGCTAAAGTATACCCATGAATTTGGTAAAAAAGGCTGTTTCTAGGGGCGGAAAATTAGCGCCCATAATTATCCCAAATACCTTGACCAATGGTCTGGGTCTAATGAACCCCTCTATCTACATAGACAGTGATGGGGATATTCTGGTTAATTTAAGACAGGTTAATTACACGCTTTATATTTCTGAAAATGAAAAGCGCTTTTTTTCTCCTTGGGGTCCGCTTACTTATTTACATCCAGAGAAGGACCAACGCCTTGTAACCAACAACTTTCTTTGCCGCTTAGATAAAGACTACAACGTAATCAACTACACCAAGGTAGAGATGTTGGAATTGCACACTCCTATCTGGGAGTTTGTTGGTTTAGAAGATGCCCGAGTTGTCCAATGGGATGGCGACTACTACATGATTGGCGTTCGTCGTGATACCACGACCAATGGACAAGGTCGTATGGAGTACAGCAAGATTGAGATTGATAAGGACAACTGGACCGTTAAAGAGGTTCAACGAGTTAGAGTTCCTGCCCCAGTACATGAGGAAACCTCATATTGTGAAAAGAACTGGATGCCCGTAGTTGATAACCCCTATCATTTCGTTAAATGGGCTATGCCTACTGAGGTTGTTTGGGCTAACCCTAATGAGCCTGAATCTAAACAAACCGTAGTAAATGACAAAGTTCCTACTCCTCCCATAGACCAAAGAGGTGGTTCTCATGTTGTTACTTGGGGCGAATATTTTATATGTGTTACCCATGAAGTTAAATTGTGGAAGAACTACCTTAATCAAAAAGACTCTACCTATCGCCATCGTTTGATAGTTTGGGATAAAGAGTTTAACTTCGTAGGACTTAGCAAAGAATTTGCTTTTATGGATACTCCTATTGAGTTCTGTGTGGGAGCAGCTCTTATAAACGACAATCTACTCCTTAGTTTTGGAGTTCAAGATAACTCCGCATTTGTACTAGAAGTACCGCACTCTATTGTTGAAGAGATGATTGAAGAGGCAAAAACATATGGCAATTAAAGAACTTGCAGTAGATGTTGCGTTTGACTCTTACAACCCAGAGAAAAACTTTGCCCTTGCTAATGCTTACTTTGACTTAGGACAGTTTGCTTCCGCTGCTGGTTTCTACCTAAGAGCTGCAGACCGTGGTTATAAGACGCACCCTGTTATCGCTTATTCTTCTTTAATACGGATGGCTCTATGTTTTTCAAAGCAAGGAGATAGAAGTGCAACGGTTTATCAGACTTTCCTTCACGCTCTTACTCTTTTGCCAGGAAGACCAGAGGCGTACTTTCATTTAGCCCGTATCCATGAACGCAATAAAGAGTGGCAAAAATCCCATACCTTTGCAGAACTTGGGCTTGTCTACACAGCGGCAACTTACAACCAGCCTCTTCCTGTCTATGTAGAGTACAACGGTCCCTACGTATTGATGTTTGAAAAGGCTGTTGCTGGATGGTGGTTAGGGCGTAAAGACGAAAGTTATGAACTGTTCCATCATCTGTTAGATAACGTTGAGATGTCACAAGAGTATGTGCAGGGTTGCATTAACAACTTAAAGTTGTTCTAATGTTTCCTAATTGGTTTAACAACGTCTCTCCATACTTTGACCGTAAGTGCCCGCAGGTTCCTCTGCGTGCTCTTCAAATAGGAACTTATACAGGCGATGCTACTGAGTGGCTTCTTATCAATCGGGATATTGTAACTATTGATGATGTAGATACTTGGGAAGGTAGCGAAGAAGAACAGCACGAGTCTCTAGACTTTAACTCAGTTGAAGGGTATTACGACTCCCGATTTACGGGAAACCCTAAAGTCATTAAGCACAAAATGACCAGTGATGAGTTCTTCAACACAAACAAAAAGACCTTTAACTTTATCTATATAGATGGCAGTCACACAGCATTACAGACTGCTTTAGACGGATTAAATGCTTTTAAAGTTCTTGAACCTGGTGGAGTAATTGCCTTTGATGATTACCTTTGGGGAGAAGGTGGTAAACCTTTCTTAGAACCTATGCGTGGTGTAAATGCGTTTATGCAGGTCTGTGAGGGTGAAATGCGCTGTCTAGAAAATGGCTACCAGATGTGGTTTGTTAAATGCTAGGTAATGCTTGTTATGAAGTCTTTCATACTGATACTGGAAATAAACTTCGTAATGAGTCTTATGATGGCATTGTAAAGGGCGCTTCTTTTCTACCAAGACTTGGTTCTCCTACAATGTATCTCAATACCCTTGATAAAGTAGAAAACTTTGTAAACCTTTACCCAGAGTTTAAGGTCAATACTGTTGAGGATTACTGCCAACCAGGGGAGACTTTCCCCCCAAGTGCAGGCGTAATTGGAGTATGGGCTAGTAATTACAAAGCCTACAAAAGGTTCCTAGAATCAGACTATGACACTCTTATGTTATTTGAAGATGACATCTTGCTTAGTGCAAATTTTCAAGCCGTACTTAATACTTATGTCTCTGAGTTACCAGTTGATTGGGACTTCTTCTCGTTCTTTGTTCCTGATGATTCACTCTTTGCCTTTAACTCTTCGCATGAAATTGGCGCAGAGAATGTGTGTATTTCTTATCAGCAATGGTCCTGTGCTGGATACATGGTGAGCAGAGAAGGCGCTAGAAAGGCCGTAGAGGATGTTGAATCACGAGGTATTAACTGCCCTGTAGATTGGTACATATTTAACTTTAGAATGAAACAAGAAGAGAACCAACAGAGATTTAATACTTATACTTTAAAGCCTGGTAAATATCGCCCCATTAAATTCTTACAAGGAGCATTTGAGTACAGCCAAATACACAAAGGAAGTACAGAGTTACTACATACCGCCAAAGAGTAAGACAGTAACTGTAGGGTCTGAAGCAGTCGTTCCAATGGTTCCTTGTGCACCTAGCGTACCCTGCACGCCTTGAGCGCCCAACGTACCTTGAGTACCTTGAATCGCAGTTCCTTGAGTTCCTTGGGTACCTTGGATTGCAGTGCCCTGAGGCCCTTGAGTGCCCTGAGTACCTTGGGTAGCAATGCTTTGTACGCCCTGAGTACCCTGAGTACCTTGGGAGCCTAGAGTGCCCTGAACACCTTGAGTACCTTGAACTCCTTGGACACCTTGAGAGCCAAGAGTTCCTTGTGCGCCTGTTGTTCCTTGAATACCAACAGCACCATCAAGGTTAACTGTCCAAGAGGTGTAGGTGCCTGTCCCAAGGCTTCGTGTAACTGTAATAGACATTGAGCCAGTACCAGAGGTGTATGCAGTAACATCACCGTAAATAATATTAGAGATTGTGTTAGCAACAATAACCGACTGTCCTACGGAATAAGATAACCCAGTTCCAACAGTAAATGTCTGTGTTCCTATTGCAGGAAGAGTTAAAGAGGTAGTAGAAGAAGTTTGATATTTATCTCCAGCAGTTCCTTGAGTACCAAAAGTTCCTTGAAGTCCCTGTGTGCCTTGCGTGCCTTGTACGCCTTGCGCTCCAGTAGTTCCCTGTACGCCCTGTGTACCTTGCGTACCTTGGGTAGCAATGCTCTGTACACCCTGAATACCTTGGACTCCCTGTACACCCTGAGTGCCTTGGGAACCAACAGTGCCTTGAATAGAAAGACTTTGAACTCCCTGTGTTCCTTGTACGCC